CCGAGCCGGAAGACCCCATATAAGCCCACCCCTGCATTATCAGTGTATCAGATAGGACTCTTGATACTGAGCCGTTAAATGACATATAATCCATGTCCATTGGATGCCCTGTGTAGTATAATTTATCTCCTATGTCAATATCCCAATAATCTTTTCTCCGCCAATTGATCGGTGTCACTGTGTCGAGATCATCCTTTACTACAATTATTGCCAAATCAGTTTCGTTATCCACAAAAGCCACTTTAGCCTCTTGTTTCCCAACACCAAATCGCTCTCTTACATATATTTTTATATTGTCTGGTGCAAGTGCAACGTGCGCAGCAGTAAGAATAAACCTATGGCCACGATACTTGAAGTAGTTGCCCGATGCTTTTCCAACTGTTTCGTCATCAGTCATAAACTCTATGACAACTGAAGACTCTCTTGATTTTTTAATTGCTTTTTTGCTGGAGTGGCAAACAGGCACTGTACGCATATCCATCGACAACGGCTCTTGTTTTACCTTGACATCGCAACAAAGCAACAAACTAACTAATAAACCCCCTAAATTCATTTTTCATATTACCCCCACATAAGTAACTATAGAAAAAAAATTAAAAAAGGCCAAAGTTTATTACTTTGACCTCAAAATTAGTTTTTGTTTATTATTTTTCTTAACTTATTGAACCGTTATAGTTTTTGGTTTTGCCTCTTCTTTTAAAGAGATAGTCACCTTTAGCAATCCGTTTTCAAAGGTTGCAACAGAACCAGCAAGATCCAGTGAATTATTATAATCAACAAAAGATTTTGTGAAAGAACGACGAGCAATCCGACGTTGAGGTCTGTCTTCACCCTTCCAAGGTTCGGCTTGGTGTGAGATAGTAATCACGTTTTGCTTGACTTCAATCTGGATATCCTCTTTAGTAAATCCAGCTAAAGCCATTTCAATAACTTGATTGTTATCTTCGTCCCTATAGATATCACTAAGTGGATACCCGTCCGTTGATCGTTTGATCATTGGCTGTGGGTCGTTAAAAAATTGATCAAAGATTTGATCCCATGCTGTTCTACCCAACACGGCTGGTGTTCTAAGTGTTAATTGTGTCATTTTGTTTTCTCCTTTATTAAGCAAGTATGACTTGTAATGTGGCCTATAAAGCACCACAATATAAACATAACCACATTTCTTTTATACGTCAAGTGAAATATGTAAAAAAACTTGTATTTTCTTTACATAAAGTTTTTAAGTCTCAACTGTCCCTCTTTGATAATAACATAGGTCGAGTGTTCAACCCAATCCCCTGTGTTGACATAGGTCTTAATCTTTTCTTCTTCGTTCACCCATATAACAACTTCAGGAGTGTGGGTGTGTCCCATGATGAAAACATCGGCTCCCTTGTTCCATTTCATTATGTCCCAGATTCTTCTTAACTTTCTAACTTTTTCTTTCTGTCGAACGTACCAAGCAGCCAAGTTCCACTTAAACACTCTTTCCAACAAGTCATGAAAGATAGACACGATGTTCATTGTAAATCTCCAGTGAATCAAGCCCTTTTCATATTTGTCGCCATGCTCAACTCTATATCGTCGGCCAGCATACTCGAACTCATACTCTCCAACAAACTGAATACCAGCAACTGTTTCACCAATAAACTCACTAAAAGCAATGTCGTGATTCCCAACAACATAAACTATTTTTTTATTGTCTCGATTCATATCAGAAATGGACTGAAATAAAGATGCAGTGTGTTTTGTGAAAGTGGGAACACGAATAAAATCTATAATGTCTCCAGCAAGGATGATCTCATCAAACTCAATTGTGTTCAATAGGCGGTGCAACTTAGACTCTTTCGAGTGTAGTGAGCCCATATGAATATCGGAAACAATAAGACGGACATAATCCTGTTTCATTATTGGAGATACCCAGTGCCGACGACCTCCCACTCCATGTGTGTTTCAATGTATGAATTGTTTATGTCTGTCGTAACTAATTCTATCTTATGTCTTGATAGGTAGATTGCCACTAGCGAGTTCGGGGGGTACCCCTGTAGGTACTGAGCAGGTATCGTCATGAACCCATTGTCCTGTCCTGCACAACTAACAAGACCAAGCATCTGAGAGCCGTCATAGCTAAACACTTGTACAGTAATTGTGAATGTAGAGTTTGGGCTTGTTGGAGCCCAACTAAAAGATGCTCCTGTTCTATAGATTGGTGCCGCAAAAGCATAAGAGGGGTCAACATACAACATTGAATAAGGCTCAATGAAGTCAAACCCGTGACTTGAAACAAATGAATAAGACCCAGAATCTGTTGATACCTCATAGACCGCATCACGTTGTAGTTGAGATTCCCAAATGTTTTGAGTTTGATAAAACCCTTGACCAATCGTGGGTGCTGAAAATGAGTGTGACGGATTACTTATGTAAATTGAATTGCCAACTGATTGGGGAATAGTTGACGGATCAATGCCTAAAAGATTTGTTAAGCATTCCCCGGGATTCAATACCCAGTCTGTGTGTGAATCTGTAATTGGCTGATGGAACTCTGCTGTAAAGTCAATTCTTATCTCTTGTGTCTCTCCCACACACGCAGGGCAAGCCACCTGTCGTAGGTGAAGATAAGTGTACCCTGTAATGCCCTCGTTCTCGGGTGGGTCATCTGGTTCTCCGCTTGGCTCTTCGGACGGTTCGGGGTCATCTATGGTCACTATTGGTGCCGTGTCCTCCGTATCGTACCTCTTTATAATACTAACGTCTGATGAGCAAGCAGACAGTAATAAAAATAAAAACATCAACACTCCATTTTGTTCGTTCTATTGTAATTAGTCAAGAATGTACTATATCAAACCTAAAACTTTTTTTCCGTTGGTTGTCGCTATCTTAACTAATTCCTCTTCATCGTATATTTTACAGGCTTCAAGTAACATTCTAAGTTCAAACATCATATCGCCATTGCAGTAAGGCTTATAAACATCGTGTATGTTGTCGCTACCAATTGCGACTATGAGATCATTGTTTATCAATTCATCAACTGGTGTTATTGAATTGTGAATTGGTGCGAGATCCTCTCTGCGAGGGTGGTCAATCCAAGCACTTGGGCAGGTGATAAAAGATAAGCCAGCATCTTTGCTTAACTTATATACCTCATTCCGGTAGTGCTTTGGGTGGCAAGCCAAAGATATACTGTGGACTGCTGTTACCTGACCTTCTAAGCCCCACTCAATTGTCTTACGAGCCAACAGTTCGGTTTCCTTTTCTTCTGGTGTATTCAATTGGTCAACGTGAACGTGTAATCTTTTTTTATAGGTCTTTGCCCAACCCATTACAACGTCGAGGTGTAGGGCTTCATAGCCCTTATCGGCACCCGGAAGTGAACCGATTATGTGAGCCTTTTCAATGTTTTGAGCCAAAAGCCTTTGTTCTTCTGGTGATATTACACCTTTCAGAGTCTGGGTGGCAATTACAAAGTCAATCCGATTTCTAACTCTATCTTCGTTTGATAACTCAAAAGCAGCATCAATTGCTTTGGTGCCAACAGTGGCATCTATGTCTATGAACGAACAAACACTAGTAACTCCCAAGTTTATTTGATCATAGAGAACTTTGTTGATTCTGTTAACATAATCAAATTTTGTTGAAGTTGTCTTAACTTTATCCACTAACTTCCACTTCTCTTTTAGAAATCTATATTGTTCCTCTTTAGAAAAAAAGGTGGCTGTATTCGCCCTGTCCAAATGTGCATGAGCATTTACAAAACCACCTCTGTGTATTATTTTACTTTTTAAATCTTCAATCATAATTATCCTCTCTCTCTTTTTTGTGATGAGAGGAGTCAATGTAGCTTCCAGCCAACATCAATAGACCAGTCAACAAGCTTGTTAGAGCACTCATATATGCCCTCTCATAAATATTGAGCACCGTTTCTACAATATGGATTGCTCCATGAAGACCCAGCGCCCAACGTATAAATGTATGAAATTTTTTACTTATCATATTTTTCTCTCAAGTTGGTGGAGGCGGTGGGAATCGAACCCACGTCCACAGCAGCTTAGATTAGAGTCATTCACAGGTATAGTTGGGTTGTTATCGCCTTCCCAACGAAGCTAGGCAGTTATAATCCAAAGCTGACTGCCCTGTTGCCTTGGATGATTTGATTTTTACAACTGATCTGTTGGTTTGTCTCTATTGGATAGATGGCTAGAGACAGCCACCCGATTATGCCGCTAGGGCTTGTTCGTAAAAGTAATTGTTGTTGGCAATTATAAGTTTTGAACTTTTTATATAGTTTGCAGTTGCCCACAAAAAAAGGTTGTATCTTACCTACCTGCACTCGTCCTCCCAGTTCTACCCTGTCGAAACCATTGCGCCCCCTTTATTTATTAGCAACATTTACAGTTGCAACATTTACATTTTTCCATACTTAATTCCTCCTGATATAATTAGTTAGTACCAAAGTCTTGTATGTATTTAAATAATGCTTGTTCTTTTTTCTTGCACTCGAGCACAACATCAACTGGTTCTCCATAGTTTTCAAATGGAGTGTAATACCAGTCTGAGTGTGCTTGTGTGCGTACCCCACTATCCTCGTAGTACTTCTTCGAGTTGGAGTGGTGACACTGTTGTTTAACTTTTCGTTTCTGCCAAGTGTCTCTGGCAAGATAGAAAGCATCGTGATAGTCGGCATCTTGTGGGCCAAGATCATGATGATGCGAATCAAAGACTATAGGGATACCAATCCGAGAAGATAAGCCATCATACAGCATTTTAGTAGAGAACAAAGACAACCTATCGTCGTTTTCCACTGTGAGTCTGGATTGTGTATTTGCTTCCAGCCTTGCAAAGTTTCTACAAAATCTGTCAAGAGTTTTATCATGCTCTCCATAAGCACCACCGACATGAATATTGATTTTAGCTTGGGGAGACTCTGGCAAACCCATAAGATCCATTTGGATTGAGTGTGCGTCAAGTTCTGCAATAGTCTTGTTGACAACGTTCTCGTTTGGAGAACCAAGGCAATTAAAGGGGCCGGGGTGAAATGATAAACGTTGCC